TGCACAAGATGCTGCAACAAAAGCTTATGTAGATTCACAAGTTCAGTCTAAAGATGATTTGTCAGAACTATCTGGTACATCTGATGATGTAACTGAAGGCACAACAAATTTATATTTTACAAACGAAAGAGTTGATGATAGATTTAATGATTTATTTGCAGCTGGCGATGCTTTAACTGGCAGTTACGATGATGTAAACAATACTTACACATTAGATGTTGCTGGGATAGTTGATGCACAAATAGATGCAGCTGCTGCAATATCTCAATCTAAATTAAGTTTAGCAATAACAGATTCAGAAGTAGATGCAGGCGCAGCTATAGCACAATCTAAATTAGATTTAGCAGTTACTACATCTGAAATAGCAGCTTCAACTTTAGTAATAGAATCAGAAGGTATTAGTTCTAACGATAACGATACAACAATTCCTACAAGTGCAGCAGTCAAAGATTATGTTGATACTGCTGGATTTGCAGATATTGGATTAGTAATAGCATTAGGATAGGAAGGGTAAAATGGCAAATACGTTTAAATCAGTTACATTAGATGCAGGCACATCTATGTCTGACTTGATACCAACAGTTGGCGCAAGCACACAAGTTATAGTCTTAACATGTCGTGCTACTAACGTAGATGGCGCATCAGATGCGACAGTTGATGTAGAAGTTACTGATGGCGCAAGCAAAAATGCTTACATAGCTTATACCATGACAGTTCCAGCAGACAGTTCGCTTGAATTAGCTGGTACTTCTAAACTTGTTTTAGAAACTGGCGATAAGTTACAAGCTTTAGCTTCAGCAACAGGCGATATTGAATTTTTTGTATCTTATTTAGAAATCACATAAAGGTAGCTTATGGCTAAATTTGGATTTTTTGGAAAAAAATTTGAACAATCAAGTTCTGCTAATAGCGGAGTTTTCGCAGTTAATGATGTCGTTGAATTACTAGGTAAAGGTAAATTTAAAAGACAAAACTTCCCATTTGAATATTTAGTTATTGGCGCTGGTGGTAATGGAAATATTGCTGGCGGTGGCGCTGGTGGCGCTTTATCTAATTCTGGTACATCAACAGACCTTCCATTTGGAGAATCAATTACAATAACAGTAGGTGGCGGTGGTTCACAAGCAAGCACTATTGTTAGTTCTACATTAGGCACTATTTCTGCAACTGGTGGCGGTGGCGGTGGTGGAAATAATAATAATGGTGGTTCTGGCGGATGCGGTGGTGGCGCTGGTAGGTATTCATCAAACGTTGCAGGTGTAGGAAACATAGGATTTAACGGCGGTGGCGGCGGAAATGGCGGTGGCGGTTCTGGCGGTGGCGGCATGGGAAGCGCTGGTTCTGGCGGAGATGGCGGTTCTGGCGGTAATGGAACATCTGCATATTCATCATGGGCAACTGCAACTTCATCTGGAGTAGGTGGTCAATATGCTGGCGGTGCTGGTGGCGCTAATAAAAATGCTGGCGGTGGCGCTGGTCGAGCTGGTGGTGGTAATGGAGAAGGTAATTCTGGTAACACACCAAGAAATTCAGGCGCAGCTAATTCTGGTTCTGGCGGTGGTGGATGTTGGTATTGTGGTGGCGGTTCTGGCAATGGTGGTTCTGGTATATGTTTAATAAGATACCCAGATAGCGTAGGCGCAGCTAGTTCTACAACTGGTACTCCAACACAATATACAACTGGTGGATATATTTATTATAAATTTACAGGTTCTGGAAGCATAACAGTATAATGGCACATTTCGCAGAACTAGAAAATAATATTGTTGTAAGGGTAATTGTTGTTAATAATGATGTCATTGAAGTTAATGGCGTTGAAAACGAACAAACTGGAATTGATTTTTGTAAATCTTTATATGGTCAAGAAACTACATGGATTCAATGTTCTTATAACAATAGTTTTAGGAACGTATATCCTACTAATGGAAGTCAATACGATGAAGAAAATGATGTTTTTATACTGCCACAACCATACCCAAGCTGGTCTTTAGATAGCGTTTTTAATTGGCAACCACCAGTACCTTATCCTACCGAAATAAAAGATAATCAATATATTTGGGATGAAGATACTTTATCATGGGTAGAAGCTAGTATATAATTATATAATACAAAAGAATAGAGCGGTTTATGAATATAGAAATCATACCATTAAAAAAAGAATACGAATATTTTATTAATAGATTTCCACCAGTTCTTAGTAATAAATTTTTACCAGAGTGGTACAAACAAGCAAAAATTAATACAAAGGGTACACATTGGGTACATGAAACAAATAATAATTTAGAAAGTCCAATAACTGCTAAAAGTTGTCCAGCAATTCAAGATACAGTAGCTGAAGGAATAATAATACCATTATGGGGAGATTTAAAATTATACACAGAACCATTATCAGAAGATAATGCAGATGTTGGCGGTATGCAGTATTGGGATATGACAAGTAGATTTGCAGTCAATGAAGATTTAGAACCTAATCACTTGTATTATCACAGTAAACAACAAATTGACAATATGCCATTAGGTTTAACAAAAGATAACAGATTAATGAAAATAGGTTTACCTTATAAAATTGTTGTACCAGAAGGATATAATATTTATTATACTGACCCATTTTATCATTTTAGAAACGACATAAGAATTATGAGTGGTATTGTTGAAGCGGATAAATGGGGTTATATTACATTTCCATTTTCAATACTTAATGATAATTTTACTATACCAGCTGGTACACCTTTAGTACAATGCTTTATATACAAAAGAAACGAAGAAAAAATAAATTTAACAGTTAGAAATGGTAACGAAGAAGAATATAAAAACATTAGTTATGAAATTTCTGATGTAATGGTTACTGGAAAAAATTATAAAACTAAAAAATACTAATTTTAAACACTAATTGTTAATCTAATGATTTATTTTATGTGTTATCATATTTAAACAATGGTAGATAAATCAAACGAATATGGATATGTTCCTTCAAGTCCTACACAAGCTAAAGGTGCTAATACAGGTATCTTTGAAGTTAATGATGTAACTGATTTATTACTTGCAGGACAATGGATAACACAAACTGAACCAGACAATCTTAACTTAATTTATGAATATACTTTTACAGGTAGTGAAAGTGCAGTAACAATTTTATCTACTGATATTGATAGTTCAGTTTATAGAACTTTATATATAGTTGGGGATTTAGAGGGTACTAGTATGACTTCTATGTCTTTTAATGTTAGTCAAGATGATTTCTCAACTATCTATGCTACTAATGGACAAAGAGGAACAATGTCTATGGGTACAACAGGGTCAGCAACTAGAACTTATAGCAATACATCTGCAACACTTGGTAATTTAACAGAGGCATTAAGTGGAGATTTAACTTTTGCTTATACTTTAAATAATCTTACAGATAGCTTTTTTACAACACTAACAGGTATGTCACAGGGTTATAATGGCTCATCAGTTAAATCTTTATTTGGATATGGAGAATTTGGCTCAGCTTCTTTTAATAGTTTTAAATTTAACATAGATAATGTTGATGCAGGAAGTACAATAAAATTTTATGGATATGTGAGTGCTTAAATGATTATAGGAAAAAAAAGATTAATTGAAAGTAGAACAGTATCTAATGGCTCAACTGCTGAAAATTTTGCAGGTGTATTTTTATTAGGTTATCCAGTAGTTACAGTAGAAGTTAATGGACTTGATGAGAGTGGTTCAAATATAGCTTTAAGGTTTTTAAATACATTGGGAACTATTCAAAGTGCTAGTAATTATAGAGGTATGTATTTTAGACCTACAAATACTAATAATACTTTTTATGTACAAGGTAGTAATGCTCTTACAAACAGAGCTTATGACTTTTTGTGGAAAGGTGGAAACAATGCAACCTTAGTATTTTATGATTGTAGTGCTTCTGATATATCTTTTGCACAATCAGAAGATATGCACGTTAATGGTCAGAGTACTTGGATGTACCAAAGTGCTACAAGTATGGGTGGTTTTCAATTATACAATGATGCAGGTGGTAATTTTAATAATGCTACTGCACAGATAAATGTTTATGGAATGGATGTAAGTTAATGAGTTTTAATTTTTCAGCATTAATTGATAGTTATGAAGTTACTTCAAGTGTATCATCAGTTGTTTTAACAGGTATGAATAGCTCATTTAGTACATATCAACTTTATACAGTAAATCCAGAATTTGCAGGAAATTTTTTAGTTGTTGTACAATTTCAAGTAGGTGGTGTAACAGATACAACAACTTCTTATACACAATCTGGTGCAGTTCAAGTGTATGATAATAATGGATATAATGATTACAACAATACATTACGAACACATATCAGATTAAATTCAGCAAACAGTCAAAATGTAATGGGTGGTAATCATTTACTGATAATGAATAGTCAAGATGGCACAGAATACACATATTGTGAGAGTAGAGGCAATAGTAGAATTACAAGTGGAAATGCAACTGCTAATTATTGGGGAAGTACTTTTGAAAAAAATGCAGTCATAAGTGGTTTAGAAATTTCAGATGCAAATGGTAATAATATCACACAGGGTAATTTTTACTTGTATGGCATAAGATAACTTTATGGTAAATTTATAGTAAGATAGGAGAGATATGGCAACAATAGAAGAAATAACACAACAAGTAACAGATGAAGTAGAGGAAAATAAACCTTTATACACAGGTACAAGTAGTGGTTTAGTTGAATTTACAGATGAAGAATATGCAATACACATAGAAAGTGTTGCAAATTTTAGATATGAAGAACAACAATTTGGATATCTAGTTACTAGACAAGAAGCTTATGGTTCAATAGCAGACCAGTTAGATATGCAATACTGGGATGCAGTCAATGGTACAACCACATGGAAAGACCACATAGCTACAGTTAAATCAGACAATCCAAAACCAAGCTAATAGTTTTTTACATTTAGTGATATAATCTCCAACATGGATTATTTAATTGGGTTTTTATTAGGTTATTTTTTTAAAGAAGCTTATAAAGTTATCAAAAGAATAAGTGATTACGACTGGGAAAATCGTAATTATTATAGTAAAGCTTATTACTGGTCTGATTACGATTATATAGATTTAGAGAATTTAAAAGAAGATGATTTACCATGATATGCGGATTTTGTACAGGTTCTTGTAGCACATGTTCATTAGGTGGCGGTAAAAACTAATGTGCATGGTTAATGTAAAAGAAGATGGTTCTTTTGTACAGATATGTAACTGCGAACATGGTAGTGAGTACTGCAAAAACAATGAGTAATTCAGAAAACAATTATACCCAAAAGGAAATGACCGCAAAGATTATGATGGATATTGAAAAGATTTTTAACAAATTAGATGAACTTCAAAAAGATATAAATACAAGACCTACTAGAGCGGAGATATATGGATGGATAATCGCTGGAATATCCATCGCAACACTTGTAAACGTTTTAATGTAGGAGAACAAATGAAAATAGATATGAAAACTATCAAAACACTATTAATTAGTTTTGTTATTGGCGCTTTTGGATGGGTATTTAACTCAATAGAAGAGATAAAATCACATCAAAACGCATGCGATTCTATGGTAATAGAACTTAATAGTGAACTTGATATGCTTGAAAGCAACTTTAATCAATTACTCTTTAAGTTACAAGGATAATGGCAGAATACTTTTACACAAAAGACTGCGATAATTGTTTACAACCATTTTATGATGATATAGATTCTGATATATGTCATAAATGTTTGGACTTTACTTAACTTATATTAAGGTTATATCATGGCAACACCAGACCACGTAAAAGCACAAATGAAAAAGAATAATCTTAAAGGCGTTAATAAACCTAAACGTACACCTAATCACAAAACTAAATCACATGTTGTTATGGCTAAAGAAGGTAGCAAGTATAAGTTAATTAGATTTGGTCAACAAGGGGTAAAAGGCGCTGGTAAAAGTCCATCTACTAAATCAGAAAAAGCACGTAAAAGTTCTTTTAAAGCAAGACATGCTAAGAATATAGCAAAAGGTAAAATGTCAGCTGCTTATTGGGCTAATAAAGTAAAGTGGTAATACCACAATATTTAGTATAAAAACTAGAAACTAACACTACATCTGGTATCATAATGATTAATGTATGACATCATTAGCAGAGAGCGTGCAGGTCTTTTAGACCCAAAAAAGCGCACACCTATTAATGAATCGTATATTAAAGGACTAACAGTCCACTATACAGGCGCTGCGGTAAGTCCATCTATGCAAGACATAGATGATGTATTTAATTACCTTCAAGCAATTCAAAAAGACCACATGGATAGAAACAAATGGGATGACATAGGTTATTCTTTTGCTATATCTAATGTATCTGATGAAATTATCGAACTAAGGGGTTTTGGTAAATATTCAGCACATAGCGGTAGAACACAAATAAATAAAACATTTGTTAGTGTTGTATGGTTAGGCGGAGTATCTGATTACCCAAACGCTAATGCTAAAAAAGCTTTAGAACGTTTAGTCGATATTATGGAAGAACGTTATAACAGAAAAATAATGGTAACTGGACATAAAGACCACAAACCGACACAATGTTGCGGAACTCCAATGTATGAGTGGATTCATAGTGATAAACCTAAGTGGAAGCAACCGAAGAAAAAGGCGGTAAAAAAATGGTCGAAAGTCAAAAAGAAATACAAGATTCTTTAGATGATTTTGTAAAAGCAAAAGAAGCAACAGTCATTTGGAAAACTCCAGAAGGCGCTAAACAATTACAAGAAGTAATAGATTACAAGAAAAACAATCCTAACGTTGCAATTAAAACGTTATGTGAGTATCTAAAAAATAAATGCGGATGGACATATTCACAGAGATACATTTTCGACTTAATAGTTGAAAGACTGGAGAGTAAAAATGTCGCTTGATGATTATGTAGTTGAAGCAGAACAAAACCTTAAAGTAGAAGAACTTAAAAAAACTATATCAAGACTACATCAGCAACTTGATAAAGAGAGAGATAAGACTGCTACTTTAGAACTTGCGGTAACTAACGCAGTTAAAGATGCAATAGCAGATATTGATATACCAAAAGTAAAAGCACCTAAAAAAGATACTCGTAAAAAAGGAGAAGAAGTTGCAGTTGCAGTTTTATCTGACTGGCAATTAGGCAAGATTACTAAAAGCTACAATACAGAAATTGCAGCTGGTCGTGTTGCAGAGTTTGCAGAAAAAGTTGTAGAACTTACAAACATACAAAGAGCTTCTCATCCAGTAAAGAAAATACATATATGGGCTTTAGGCGACATAATAGAAGGTACAGACATATTTGCTGGTCAACAATGGCTAGTTGATTCTGGACTTTATAGACAGATATTTAAAAATGGCGCAACTATGATGGCAGACTTTTTAAGAGTTATGTTAGCTAATTTTGAAGAAGTACATTTTGTTGGAGTTATAGGTAATCATGGTAGATTAGGTAGATTTGGACAACATCATCACGAAGATAATGGCGACAGATTTCTTTATGAAACAGTAAGACTTATTCTTGCAGATGAAAAACGTATTACATGGGATATACCAGAAGGTAGCGATGGAGATAGAGCATGGTTCGCAGTAGATAGAATTGGCAACTATAGTTCTCTACTTATACATGGCGACCAGATTAGAGGTTCATTAGGAATACCATTTTATGGAGTTCGTAAAAAGGTATTAGGATGGAAAGCAGCGGCTATGGATGGTCAGATGCCAGACTTTAAAGATGTAGCTTTTGGTCATTGGCATCAGATATATCAACAAGAATATAATGGGATAACAGTACGTTGTAGCGGCAGTACAGAAAGTTCAAACCATTATGCGTTAGAAAATCTAGCGGCACAAGGAAAACCGACCCAGCGATTAATGTTTGTGCATCCAGAAAAAGGATGGACAACAGTAGAATATCCAGCGGTCAGATTAGGACTAAAGGAGAAAAAGTAATGTCATATTGGAAAAATGCAGCTATTAGAGCAGCTAGAACTTTTGTACAAGGGTTCTTAGGTGGACTTGCTGGTAACTTGATGTTAGGTAGTGAATCAGAGATTCTTTACGCAGCAGTTATTGGTGGTTTATCCGCTGCAATATCGTTTTTACAGAACGCTATTGAAGATGCACCTAATAGTTGGGGTAACAATATACCCAAAGGATAGATGTCATTGTATGCACGTAGGCGTGGTATAAAAGGTCGAAAACCTAAAAAAAATTACGATGAGCGGTATTGCGCTAGCGATGGATGCACGACAAAACTATCAATTTACAATAAAAAAAAATTTTGTTATACTCATACTAAGCCAGTAAAGCGCTGGTCGAAATAATAAAAGAAAGTAAAACTTTCTATCTTTATTTTGGTACTAAACAGTAATTACGTAAGTAATAATTTGTGAAGGACATGCGTACGTG